TTTAGCGTTACGGGACAAAAAACGCTTTGACGGTGAAATTTTTGACCTGGACATCTCGCTGGACCGTGTTGAAGGTGCCGCGCTGGAGTTTTATGAGGCAGCAGCCAGAAGGAGCATCAGACAGGTCTTCCTGGATGTTGCTGCCGGGTTATGTGAAGGGGACGAGCTGTTGCCAGAAACGCGCCCCTGTTCAGAGGCGCGGTATACCATAAAAATTAACAGTTCTGATAACTCGATTACGGGTTGTTAGCTTTTTGCAGTTGGCTTTCCGGTATCTTTCATTGGTAGCATCCTGATAAATATCCATGAGCGCAAAAATCAAATACGGCCTGTCAGCTGCTGTTCTGGCGCTGATTGCTGCAGGCGCGTCTGCTCCTCAAATACTTGACCAGTTTCTGGATGAAAAAGAGGGTAACCACACTACGGCATACCGCGATGGTTCCGGTTTATGGACCATCTGTCGTGGTGCCACAATGGTGGATGGTAAGCCCGTCATACCGGGAATGAAGCTGTCGAAGGAAGAATGCGACCAGGTTAACGCTATTGAACGTGATAAGGCGCTGGCATGGGTGGAGCGCAATATTAAAGTACCACTGACCGAACCACAGAAAGCGGGTATAGCGTCATTTTGTCCCTATAACATTGGCCCCGGTAAGTGTTTCCCGTCGACGTTTTATAAGCGGCTGAATGCCGGTGATCGTAAGGGTGCATGCGAGGCGATTCGCTGGTGGATAAAAGATGGTGGGCGCGATTGCCGCATACGTTCAAATAACTGCTATGGACAGGTTATTCGCCGTGACCAGGAAGCGGCACTGGTGTGCTGGGGTATCGACAGCTAGCAGAATATTTTGCTGAAAAATGGCGTGTGCTCCCGCGAGCGGATAACACGAAATCCTGCAAACTGGCAAAAGGTAAGTGAATAAAAGTAAAACCCCGGCTGGGGGAACAGTCCGGGGGTGCATTTGACAAATCAGACATGGATATAATTCATGCAGGTAAAGGATAACAATAAAACCTTTCTGAGTATAGGGTGCAGTATGACACCTAAAGCAGCAAATATTGCCGGAATTATTCTTGCATTATCGGCAATGATCGGGGCAATTGGTTTTGCGGTTGCAGCGATAGCATATGTTTGTAGATAAGACAGAAAATACGGCGAATCTCTGCCTTATCCGGGCGGTGGCTTTTGCCATTAAGTGGGTGGCGGTTGGCATCGCCGTGTCTCCGATGCTGTATGGGCTGGCAAAATTGATTGTTGCTCTGAAATCGTGAGTGGTGATGGGTGTCATGAGGGACATGGCAACTGATGATAAAAGCAGAAACAACTTCGCAGGGTGCTGACGATGCCGCAAAAATCATCGCGGTATGCCGGGGCATCAGACATATACTGACGCCAGTTGCATGGATTATTTGTACTGCACTGGTTGCATACACAACAATTTATTTAAACAGATGAGTGCTGATTTTATTCGGGCAACGGCCTTTGCAATTCGCCTTGTGGCGGTCGCTGTTCTGGTCTGGGCAATCCGTTGGTGGTGATATGAACCGTGTTCTGTATGTAGTGATTGCTATGCTGCTGGTGGCCTGTGTTGTGCTTAGTCTGGGGCTGAATCATTACCGTGATAACGCCATCGCCTACAAAGAACAGCGTGATAAAAAAGTCAGTGAGCTGAAGCAGGCGACCGCCACCATCGCTGACATGCAGCAGCGTCAGCGTGATGTTGCTGCGATCGATGCAAAATACACGAAGGAGTTAGTCGATGCGAAAACTGAAAATGAAACTCTGCGCGCTGATGTTGCCGCTGGTCGTAAGCGCCTGCGGGTCAATGCCAGTTGCTCCGCAGCCGTGCGTGAAGCCACCGGACCCACCAGCATGGATAATGCAACCAGCCCCCGACTGGCAGACACCGCTGAACGGGATTATTTCACCCTCAGAGAACGGTTGATGACGATGCAGAAGCAACTGGAAGGGGCGCAGGAATATATCCGCACCCAGCGCATTAAGTAGCTGGAGAAAAAACACGAATCTGTGGTTTTTACTGAGCGCGGTGTACACGGTGGAACATATGGCGGGAAGTTTGTTGCTTATGATTATGCAGCATGGCTAAACCCCGGATTTAAATATGCAGCCTATAAAGTCCTGGATGACTACTTCACCGGAGAACTTCAGCATCGCAACAGCTTAAGTGCGCAGCTCAATATGAAGTGTCATGAGTTTGATCAGAAAAAAGATATGGCGAGCTTCTGTGGACAAGGGCTGGCGGCATGGCGCTATACGAAGCCAGTGTTGGTCGATGAGATTAACTCCCTGGCTAACCAGCTGCAGATAACGATCCCCGGGCTGTCCGGTATTTGCCGGTATGAAATTACCGGAAGGTGCGGTCGTTACTGAGTAACAGCAGGCATTACAGCAGCCCTTCACAGAGGGGCTGCGATAATGTGAGGAATAAAAAACCGGCAGGGGAAATCCATTGAAGATTTGCCGGTGGCAAAAGATGGCCATGCTTTTAACCTTAGTAGCAGAGTTACGGAGTTCAACAACGACCGTCGCCGTTATCTTGCTGAAAGGCGTTTCAATGATTTTCATCAATTTATTCATCAGCAATGGTGATAATCACTCTCATTTTGGCGGGTCCTTCCGGTGGGGTGGCCTGCCACGGGGCGGGAGCGTCGCGGAAAAAGACTAGTTTTTGCATTTCCATGGCGGCGGCAGCATGTTTGGTAATTTATTGATAATTAAAAGTTATTTCTCTTTTCACCTGTACAATATTTTTTTCTCCCTGTCATTAGACCAGTTTGCAATTAATTGAAATATATAAATAAACCTGATTTTCACCTGCCAGATGGAGTTGCTTATGTCAAATGTGAGCGGGATCGGTGATGCTTATTACTGGAGTGTTTTTAAAATCGCCGAGGCCTTTGGGCTTCACCGGGACACAGTAAAAAAACGGCTCCTCGCGGCCAACACTCCTGTGGCTGCGACTGTCAGGGGGAACCCCGTTTACGCCCTGCAGCATGTCGGGCCCGCCCTGTTTAGTGTGAAGCATGAGGCAGCAGACTCTGTTCATGATCCATCCCGTATGGAGCCGAAAGAGAGAAAGGACTGGTACCAGTCTGAAAATGAAAGGATCAAGCTGGAAAAGGAGCAGCGAAAACTCATCCCAGTTGATGAAGTAGTCATCGTCTATTCGTCCATGAGAAAGGCTGTCGTCCAGGTTCTGGAGACAATTCCGGATGTTCTTGAACGCGATTGCGCCCTGACTCCTCAGGCCGTCGGCGTTGTACAGCAGGCCATTGATGACCTGCGATACACTCTTCAGGAAAAATCCTACGAGGCTTGTGCTGCTGAATTAATTCCTGATGAGGAAGGAGAGAGTCTCTAGGAGGAATAATGGGTTTTTCATCAGCCCGAAATTTGGGAAGGGACATATCGGCAGGATTTTCCCCACCACGTCGCATGCCGATTTCGGAGGCTGTTAAAAAATTCATGCGTGTTCCCAAGGGGGCTGGTAACTCGGTGCCATGGGATCCTGAACTGACACCCTACATCATTGAGCCCATGAACTGCCTGGCATCGCGTGAATACGATGCGGTGATTTTTGTTGGTCCTGCGCGAACAGGGAAGACCATTGGTCTGATCGATGGATGGATTGTCTATACCATCGTTTGCGATCCTTCGGACATGCTCGTTGTGCAGATGACCGAAGATAAGGCCCGCGAGCATTCTAAAAAGCGCCTCGACAGAACGTTCAGAAGCAGTGCGGCGGTAAAGAAAAGAATGAGTCCACGTCGTAACGACAATAATGTCCATGATAAGACGTTCAGGGATGGCTCGTTCCTTAAAATTGGTTGGCCCTCGGTCAACATTATGTCGTCGTCGGATTACCGGTTTGTCGCCTTAACCGATTACGACCGTTTTCCGGAGAATATCGACAGCGAGGGTGATGGTTTCTCCCTGGCCTCAAAACGTACCACCACATTTATGTCCGCCGGGATGACTCTGGTGGAGAGCTCGCCGGGACGTGACATCTGCGACAGCAAATGGCGACGTAAGTCGCCTCATGAAGCGCCACCGACGACTGGTATTCTTTCCCTTTACAATCGTGGTGACCGCCGCCGCTGGTACTGGCCATGTCCGCACTGCGGTGAATATTTTCAGCCAGCTATGGATGCCATGACCGGCTACCGTAATGAACCGGATCCCTTTAAAGCCAGTGAGGCGGCGTATCTACTTTGCCCGCACTGCAGCGGCATTATCACTGCGGAGAAAAAGCGTGAGCTCAATAGTGCAGGAGTCTGGTTGCGTGAAGGTCAGGTCATTGATCGTAACGGCAACGTTTCCGGTGAACCGCGCCGCTCCCGTATCGCCAGTTTCTGGATGTAGGGTACATTTCTTACCTGTTTGTATGTTCTGGTGTCGTTTCATAGTCTTTTCAATGAGTTGTGATTTTATGAGTTTCCTCTCTTTGCTTGATAATGAGTTAGTTTATCGCTTGTTATTGGCTTGAATGGACTACATGACGGACTAAAAAATGAGGGCGATAGATGTCGGTAAAGCCATTAACCGTGACTGAAGTTAAGGGGATGAAACCACGTGAAAAGGACTATGCCGTTTATGATGGGTTCGGTTTATTGCTGAATGTGAGTAAAGCCGGTGGGAAAGTGTGGCGTTTCCGTTATAGCCATCCGATAACGAAGAAACGGCAGACATACACGATAGGACGTTTTCCTGAATTCTCACTCGCGGAAGCACGGGAAGTACGTGATGAACTTCGGCGAATGATTGCACGTGGAGTTGATCCAGTGACGGAGAAGAAAAATCGTAAAATTGAGATGTCACTAAAAAATCTACAGACATTTGAAGCTATTGCTAATGCATGGTTCGCTTTTAAAAAGGGATCTGAATTGCGGAAACCTACGCTGTATAATATCGAATATGAAGTATACAAATATCTTGTTCCTTTCTTTGGTAAGTACAGTATAGAAAAAATTACAGCACCAGTAGCTATTAATGCTCTGGATGCCGTATCCGATAAGAATGCGTTGCAAAAAAAATTAATATCAAGATTAAATGAAATTATGAATTATGCTGTAAATTGTGGAGCATTGAAAACAAATCCATTACTTAAGATAAAGACTGCATTCACAGGAAAGAAAAATAAATCATTAGCAGCACTACCTGTTGAAAGATTGCCTGAATTTCTGAGCTGGTGGGATAGTGTGCCTCATACCTATCAAATAGCTCATAATGCACTTTTATTCCAGATATTGACAATGGTCAGGCCAGGTGAGGCGATTAAAGCAGAGTGGTCAGAGATTGATTTTGATTCTGGCTTGTGGATTATCCCCGCGCATAAAATGAAATGCCATCGTGAACATGTTGTTCCCTTGTCATCACAGGCTATTAGTATCCTCAGAACAATGCAGGAAATAAAAAGAGGGCGTTATGTGTTTTTTTCCTCCAGAACAAAAGATGCGCCTATGGGGAGGAATACTATCAAGACCCCAATTGCTGCCAGCAAGTTCAAAGGGATTGTAACGTTACATGGTTTTCGTTCAATGTGGAGTACGCTTTTAAATGAGGAGGGATTTAACCCCGATGTAATCGAGGCTGCATTGGCGCATAAAAGTGGTGATAAAATAAGAGATATTTATAATAGAACTACTTATCTAGAACAGCGTAAGATCATGATGCAATGGGTCGGTGATTTTTTTGATGATGCGAGAAAAGGGGTAATTAATAGATCCGGTGGTATGAAAGGTTTAAGAGTAGTAAATGGTTGAGGAGGTTCAGCAAATGAATACCAATGAAGATATTTTATTTACTAAAGACGTAATGAAAATCTTGCGATATGGAGCAATGAGTGCATTCATCAATTTCTGGAAAGATGAGAATAATGGTTTTCCTCAGCCGTTCAGAATTGGACGGCGACATACCTGGCACCGTAGAGATGTAGAAGCATGGTTAGATAAACAACGAGAACAGGCCAATCCCCACTAATAATATCTTTCATACCCCGCGTGCAATGCGGGGTTTTTTGTATGTGAGGTAAAAAAGAAATGAATAAAAATATTGCCGTGACGGGCAAGGGTGACGCACGTCATGTAAAAAAATTCTGTGATTTTCGTGATCTGGTCGTTCTGCGCTTTGATGGTGTGAACGTTCGCGTGGTGTATCTGAACGGCGATCCGTGGTTTGTTGCAAAGGATGTCTGCGCTGCGCTGGAACTGACCAATTCGCGTACGGCGTTGCAGATGCTTGATGATGATGAAAAGGGAGTAAATTTAACTTACACCCCAGGAGGAAATCAGAATATGAGCATTATCTCTGAGTCAGGTTTCTACAAACTAATAAAAACAAAAAGCGCCCCGTTGCCGGAGCGCCTTTGTGAACAATTAACCTACTGCGCAAAAAATGAATCTGAGCAGTGGGATTATATCAACCATGTGGAGAAGCGCCACAATTGCCGAATAACGGGCAAAACAAAGGCCACCCGCTACGGTGGCCCCTCGACACAAGCTACACGTTATCCCCAACGCATGAGCATTGCCAACAATGCCACATTTGCGGCTGGTGGGCAATGCAATCAGTCTGGTTCAGTTCGTTGCCATACCTGCAATGAGCGCTTTTCCCTGTACTCTTTAAGGAATTGCTCAAGGGCAAAAGCACATGGCGCGAATCTTTCTGATTCATGCTCTATCTTTCTGCGCCGTCTTTTCCGTGCCGGTGATAATGTTTTGGTCAATTCTTTATCGGTCATTGTGTTGTCCTGCATAGCAATGCGCCGTAATACCTTACACCACGGCGCTGATGGTGATTACTCTGGTTCTTTGGCCTTGCGGCGCTGGCGATATTCAACTTCTCGTTTTAATGCCGCAGTAACAAATTGCCCCGTACTTTCGCCAGGCATTTTTACCGCCTCAACATTGTTCATAACTTCATGCGGAACCCTTGCCGCAACGGTTTGTGATTTTGCGTTTACTGCTTTTGTCGCCATGTGGTGTACCCCTCATAAAAAACAAATGCAGTATGCAGGAAAAAAAATAAGTGTTCAACACTTGACGTGTTTAACACCTGGGTTTAAATTGGTGTTCAACACCTTGTTGGCGCAAGGTGCAGAAACGACGAAACCCGGCAGTGCGCTAACACTAACCGGGCTTCTAACCACCAACGATAGCGAAAGTATCGAGGTAGCTATGCGAAATCATACCACACACCCGCAAGGGCGGGACTCGCACAACCTGAATAAATACATCTGGCGTTTTATCGCCCTGAGCACGGCACAACCGCGCGTGATTACCATTGAGGCCACCAGCGAACAGGAAGCACGCCAGCAATCTCCGGCTGGCTGCGTGATGGTATTCGCTGCCCGTATTCGTCAGGAGGTGTGCCATGTGCAATAACATCCGTCCGGACGCAGCCGCCGAAGCCATCATAACGCTAATGCACGCGCTGATTGATATTTCTGTTATCGCAGACATGGCGCATAAGCACGCCACCAGTGAAACAGAATATGCCGGGGCTTTCGTTCCTCATTCGCTGGCGGTTATGCAACTTAGTGCGGATATGGCGCTGAATGAGGCCAAAGCCATCCTGATTGCTGATTGTGAAAATGGGGGGGGTTATGCGTGATGATCGTTTTAATTCCCTGAAACAGGAATTTTCCGGCGTTCCTGATGATGCGGCTGATGCGCTTTCGTCAATGCCAGAACTTATTAGAGCGGCTTTTTTCTTACTTTCCACGAGAGAATATAAATCAACGGGGCTTGATGTACTGAATATCGCCGCCGATTATGCGGAATATGTGGCAGAGGCGCGTTACAGAAGAAAATTTCCTGAGGATGTAAGCCATGCGTGATATTTACCACGAAACAATAGACCGCGCATTTCTTGCACTTTCTCACAGTGAAAACATGCTGGAAATATTGCGCATATGGCTTGAAACACTTGGCGACAATGAACGCGACAAACAAAAATCAAGAATTGCCACGGCATTAATAACGCTTCTTGAGCCTGTAATAATGGAACTGCAAGAAATAGATCTATTGCACGACAGATATAAAGAACAGCACACCGGAGAATAAAAATAATGAAACTTAAATATTCTGGCTTAACTGCCAGTGGCAACACTCACCCTAAATTTACGCGCGGTGATATTTACCGCGACCAGTACGGCGGCACGGTAATGATTAAGGGCGTGGAAGAACGGCGTGTAACCTACCGCCGTGAAGGCTACGAATATGATTGCGTGATGCCTGTTTATCAGTTCCGGCGTGATTTTTCTCTGGTACAGACCGCGCCGCATAACGTGCCCACCAGCAACGCCAGGGCACGGGCAAACATCCAGAAGCTGAAAACCATGATTAACGGATTCAGGGGCAAGAAATGAAAAGCGCACCGAACTTAAAAAAACAGCCTTACGACAAGATGACCGAAGTCATTATTTTTGCGGGTAGTGATGCCTGGGCACATGCGAAACAGTGGCAGGAACAGGACGGGCGACTGGCTGGCGATAATGTGCCTCCCGTTGTGCTGGCTGATGATCAACTGGATGAACTGGCAGACCTGAGAATCATCGACGAGGGGCGCTATTGTGTCCGGCTGTACAAGGCAGGCCACATCAGGCCATCAAATATTAATGCCATTGCGCACAAGCTGGCGGCGGCGGGTGTAACTGATGCGAATTATTACCCCGAAGGGATGCACAGCCATATGCGGGAGAACTGGCGCGAATACCTGGAACGGGTGCGCGGGAAAGAGCCGGCGGAAGAAAAAAACCACCAGCGAAAAACCACGCTACCGATGAGCGTTGGATCTACCGGATACGACACGCAACTGGATTACGTGGTTAAGGGGATTATTCCGGCGGTATCGCTATGCAGCATATACGGAGCTAGCGGGTCCTATAAATCATTCCTTGCCGGATCGTGGGCGTGCCATGTTGCCACTGGTCGCCAGTGGGGAGGCCGCAGGGTTGCACATGGTGCGGTTCTCTATGTGGTTGGTGAAGGCGGTATAGGTGTTCCGCGTCGTGTAAAAGCCTGGGAGGTTGTGCACGATGAGCAGGTGAAAAATCTGTATCTGGTAAACCGCCCCATCTTTCCGGCTGCCCCGCTTGATGTTGATGAAATGGTTATCGCTGCCCGTCAGGTGGAGCGGGAAACGGGTAAACCTGTACGCATGATTATTCTGGATACGCTGGCGCGTTGCTTTGGTGGGAATGATGAAAATGATTCCCGTGATATGGGGGCGTTTATCCGTGGTTGTGACGAACTGAAACGACGCACAGGGGCCACGGTGCTGGTGGTTCACCATTCCGGCAAGGATGAGACGAAAGGCGCGCGCGGTTCCAGTGCATTTCGTGCTTCGCTGGATGCTGAATACCGGATACGCAGGGAGGACGCAGGAAGCGAAGCGCTGGTTATCTCATGCACCAAAATGAAGGACGCGGAGGAACTCAAAGAAGCCGCATATGACTTACGCGTGGTGGAGCTTTTTACCGACGCTGACGGTGAATTAATCACGTCGCTGGTGGTGGTGGATGATCCGCGCCCTCCTGTTGAACTGGAGCGCATCGAGGAGGCAGGGAACAAGACGGAAAACCATACCGCGCTATGGGGGTGCATCCGTTCACGCACACAGAACGGCGACAAGTGCACGATCCCGCTGTTACGTGATGACATGAAAAAGCTGGGGTATGAAATGAAAAACTTCCGGCGCTGGCTGTACAAGCTGGAAAAAGATGGGGTTATTCGTATCGATGGGGATGATGTAGCGCCGCTATAAAAGTGAGGAGCAAAAGCGAGGGGGATAGAAAGAGGGCCAAAATTAGCCCGCTCTCCCTCACTTTTCGACCTGTATACATCCTCAAAAGTGAGGGGTAAAAAAATACTTATGAAACACACACATAGAAAAACCGAAAATCCCAACTGCGACGAAGTGAGACGCTTGAAAAAGTGAGGCGAAAAAGTGAGAGGTTGCGAGAAATGACCCAAAAACGCAGAGACAGAACAGAGCCAAAATATAAAGCGTTAGACATGACTGAGCACACCTTAAAGGTGGCAATCAGAACGATAGACCGCCACACGCGGGAAGGATACGCGAAGGAACATCCCGACCTGATAAGCGCATTCATGACCACGGCGGCGGCAAACTTTGCCACGCTGACAGAACGGGAGATTGCCGAAGCGGAACAGGTAACAACCATCAACGTTAAAACCGGAGAGGTGGAATCATGACAGCACAGATAGCAGCTTACGGGCGGCTGGTGGACGACCCGCAGGTAAAACAGACCAGCAAGGGCACACCAATGACGCTGGCACGTATGGCGGTCCCCCTTCCGTGCAGCCAGGCAGATGACGGAACGGCGACGATGTGGTTATCCGTCCTGGCATTTGGCAGACAGGCCGAAGCACTGGAAAGGCACCGCAAGGGTGAACTCCTGAGCGTGGCGGGTAACATGCAGATCAGCCAGTGGACTGGGCAGAACGGAGAAACGCGGCAGGGCTGGCAGGTTATCGCAGACAGTGTAATCAGTGCGCGAACGGCGCGACTGGGCGGCAAAAAAGGTCAACAGGGCCAGGCTACTGACGCGCTGAACAGGGCAAAACAACAGGCGGGGAATGATGATCCGTACGGGGATAACATACCGTTTTAAGCGACGAGTGACAGAAGCCGGAGCAATCCGGCTTTTTTACGGGTCCTCCTGGCGGGGTGGGCCTGAACACGGGGCGGGAGGGGCGCGGAAAAAGGCGCATTTTTTGATTTTTATGGCACCATCACCACCACTATAAGCTATTGATATATTGAGGAATAAAAATTTTTAGTGTCGAATCAGGTTGTTTTTTGTTCATCACTGGAACGTTCCCGAAAACATTTACAAAAAAACAGGCGCAAAAAAAAGCGCCCCCGATTGCTGTTACCGGAGGCGCTTTTACACGACAAAGGAGTTTTTATCGCCAGGATGACGAGTCTTAATATTGCTTCAATAGCAAAAATGCGTCAATGGCTTTGCCTCTCTGAGAATAATCAGAAAAAACATAATCTGATTTTCAGGTAGAAAATGATTTATCTATTACTTTTATCGATCAATAATGATGCCCGTTAATCAAAACGGAGGCGGATTTATGCCAGAGAACAACACCAGAAAGCCGGATAAAAGTGCCACGGTACACATAGACGCCGGAACTATGGAGAAGATCGAACGCTATCAGCAGTTCATCAAAGATAATCACCCGGGTATGCCGGTACCCACGAAAGGACAAATCACACGCAGCGCGGTTGAATACTGGTACCAGGCAACGTTAGGAGCCTGGCTATGAAAACATGGTTTTCCATTAAGGCTATGGCAGATGTTGTCTATGTGCGTATTTATGACGAGATCGGCGGGTACGGTGTAAAAGCATCGACACTTACTGACGAGATCAACGCGTGCGGTAATGCGTCTGAAATCCATCTTCGCATCCATTCACCTGGTGGCGACATCTTTGAAGGGCTGGCTATCTATAACGCCCTGAAAAATCATCCGGCAAAGAAAATTGTACACATTGAAGGCATGGCGGCTTCTATGGCCTCGTTTATTGCCATGTGTGGCGATCACATCGTTATGCCTGAAAACGCGATGATGATGATACATGCCCCCCGTGGTGTTACTGCCGGAGTGTCGGGCGACGTTCGCCGCTTTGCTGACCTGATGGACAAGCTGGGCGACACGATGGCGGAAACCTACGCCGGAAGAACGGGCAGGAGCAAACAGGAGATCACCTCAATGATGGAGGCGGAAACCTGGATGGATGGCAATGAGTGTAAGGCTAACGGCTTCGCAGATGAGGTTATACCCGCGATTACAGCAATGGCCCGAATTGAATCAAAACGAATCGGAGATTTTTCAAATATGCCGGAAAAAATTAAAAGCATGATCAGCCAGAAAACTGGCAGTGGCGAACAGGAACGACTTAACGGAATCCGTGAATTGTTTGGCACCTTCAACGGAAGATATAACGACCTGGCTATAAGTTGTCTTGCGGATTCAGAATGTAGCGTTGAGAATGCACGCGAACGCCTTTTACTCGCTATGGGTAAAGAATCAACGCCAACAAACAAAACCACCCCCGCAAATCTTTACTACGCGTACACGGATAACGGCAATATAACCGGCGATGCCATGCGTCAGGGGCTTAATGCGCGTCTTGGTCACGAACGGGCCGAACGCGGTAATCCTTACGCCATGATGAGCCTTTTCGATATGGCACAGGCATCATTAACCCATCGTGGTATAAGCACGGGCAGCTACAGCACACGCTCGCAGATAGTAAACGCGGCATTCACCCACAGCAGCAGCGATTTTACCGATATCCTTGCTGGTGGCGCTGAAAAATCAGTGCTTGCAGGCTGGGAGCACAGCGGCGAAACATTCCGCCAGTGGACGAAAAAAGGTTCCCTTTCAAACTTCCGGGAAGCCCGCCGCGTTGGTATGAATGGCTTCTCAACGTTAAACAAAGTGCCGGAAGGGGCAGAATATAAATACATCACCACCAGCGATCGCGGTGAACCCATCGCGCTGGCTACTTACGGGAATATTTTCAGCATTACCCGCCAGGCGATAATCAATGATGACCTTGATCAGTTATCAACGGTGCCAATGGCTATGGGCCGTGCAGCATCAAGAACGGTGGGAAATCTGGTTAATCTGGTGCTTACAGGCAACGTAAAACTTTCTGACGGAATAACGCTGTTTGATAAAAAACACAGCAACCTGATTGAAGCAGGACTGACAACACCGGGACTTAGTGCAGCACGTCACCTGATGCGCACACAGAAGGACAAAAATGGCGAAGTGCTGAATATTGCGCCTAAATTCCTTTTAGTTCCGGCAGCACTGGAAGATCGCGCGTTGCAGATGATTAACTCAACCGCACCTTTCGGGGCTGATAAAAACAGCGGGATCTTTAACCCGTATCACAAGCTACTTGATATCATCGTCGATCCCCGCCTTGATGATATCAGCGAAAAACAATGGTACATGCTTTCCGCACAGGGAACGGACACAATCGAGGTGGCTTATCTTGATGGCAATGACGAGCCTTACCTTGAACAGCAGGAAGGTTTTATCGTTGACGGCGTGGCCTGGAAAGTCCGTATTGATGCAGGTGTGGCCGCTCTGGATTATCGCGGTATGGTCAAATCAGGCGGGACAGATTCACTATGACAACAAGGCGGCACCAGCCGCCTTTTTTGCGGGTCCTCCTGGTGGGGTGGGCCTGAACACGGGGCGGGCGGCGCGGAAAGAAGCGCATTTTTTTGATTTTATCGTCATCATCATCATGTGCGTAAGTGATTGTTTTTAATTATTTTGATGTAAAAAAGATGATGAAGAAGGTTGTTTTTTGTTCGACATCTTTTAGCGTGACAGATTCTTTACAAAAAATCTGAGCTTGTTTTCTTCACCAGCGCGATGGGGGCACAATGACAGAAGCCGAAATACTGGGATTAATCCGCCGCGTCGCCGGAATCAGCCAGCAGGTTGACGAACAGGCCACGCAGCCGGACAGCATGACCGCAGATAATTATGTGCGTGTAGTGGTGGAGGTGATGCGCCGTGATGGTATCCAGCTTAATGATGTGGATATGCGCAATATACGAACCAGAGTCCTTGAGTTGCTGGCATACCGTCGCCGTTCTCAACAACGGAGGGAGAGCGCGAAAAATACTTACCAGTGGAAGACGCCGGAACGGCTGCGGAGGTAACTTGTTGATATTCCCGATAACGCAAAATTGCGTTGGCTGGTGGGGGAGTTGCAGATCTGCAACTCGATCATGAAATTACGGAAACTACCCGTAGTTTGGGTAGTAAGAGCAACACCCAGATTTTGGGGCTTACTTGCGATACCCAAATAAAGGGTATCGGTGGAAGAAATATCGTTTCTCATATGTGAGTTCCGAGAGCGGAATTCCGCCTCTGATTTGTCATTGTGATCATGCATAGCGGCAATAATTAATATTGCTTCCTTTTTTGCTTTTTTATCGCTTAAGCAGGTACTAAATCTGGGACTATGTTGTAGGGGGCATAACTCAATAGTACCTTATAATCATTTAGTTACCTTTTATTTACTTCTTCCTGGATGGAAGGGCCAGCTGCTGCGTATCAGACCTGGGCGCAACTGGTTTACAAATTACTGACTGCAGAACAGGAGTATGAAGCGACAGGAAGTGAAGAAACACTCAGGGCGGTTATCAACACCGACTGGGGATTACCTTATCTTCCCCGCGCCAGCATGGAGCAACGAAAAAGTGAACTGCTTGAGCAGCGGGCAGAGCCAGTTCCTTCCCGCAGTGTGCCAGATGGCGTTAATTTCCTTGTGGCGACAGTGGATGTGCAGGCGGGACGTCATCGCCGTTTTGTGGTTCAGGTAACGGGCTATGGCAGCCGTGGCGAACGCTGGATTATTGATCGTTACAACATCACGCAGTCATTGCGCAGTGACTGCGACGGGGAGAGCCAGCGAATTGATCCGGCCAGCTATCCGGAAGACTGGGATGTCCTGCTGACGGATGTTTTTCATAAAAGCTGGCCGCTGGCCTCCGATCCTTCTCAACAAATGCGACTGATGGCAATGGCGGTGGACTCCGGCGGTGAAGACGGGGTCACTGATAATGCCTATAAATTCTGGCGTCGTTGCCGTCGTGATGGCCTTGGTAAACGTATTTACCTGTTTAAGGGCGACAGCATCCGGCGCGCAAAACTGATCAGCCGTACATTCCCTGATAACACCGGACGAACGGGCCGCCGGGCGCAGGCCGCAGGTGATGTGCCGCTCTGGCTTCTTCAGACGGATGCCCTGAAAGACCGGGTGAATAACGCGTTATGGCGTGACTCGCCAGGTCCAGGCTATGTGCATTTCCCTGACTGGCTGGGGAGCTGGTTTTACGACGAACTGACGTATGAAGAGCGGAGCAGTGACGGGAAATGGAGTAAGCCGGGTCGCGGTGCCAACGAAGCTTTTGACCTGATGGTGTATGCCGAGGCTCTGGTCATTCTGCATGGATACGAAAAGATCCGCTGGCCGGATGCACCGGAGTGGGCGAGCCGGGAAACCTGGCTGGAGTGTGTCCCGGACAGTACCGAACCGTCATCCTCACCGGAACCGGTATCCACGCCTGTTAAAAAACAAAAACGGAAGAAAACAGTAACTGACGATGTTAACCCCTGGCTGACTTCCGGAGGATGGTTATGAACCAGAATGATATCGAAGCCATGATTCAGCGTTATACGGAAGCTGAAATGGCGGTGCTGGACGGAAAATCCGTCACGTTTAATGGTCAGCAGATGACCATGGAAAACTTATCTGAGATCCGGCAGGGACGGCAGGAGTGGGAGCGCCGCCTTGCGGCTCTGATTACACGACGACGGGGGCATCCCGGGTATCGGCTGGCGAGGTTCTGATGGCAATTCTTGATGATGTGATTGGCGTTTTTTCACCAGGATGGAAAGCGGCAAGGCTGCGTTCCCGTGCGGTGATCCAGGCTTATGAGGCCGTAAAAACGACGCGGACACACAAAGCCCGACGGGAGAACCGAACTGCCGACCAGTTAAGCCAGTACGGGGCCGTGTCGTTACGTGAGCAGGCCCGTTACCTTGATAACAACCACGATCTGGTTATTGGTGTATTTGACAAGCTGGAAGAACGGGTGGTGGGGAAAAACGGGATTATTGTCGAGCCACATCCGGTATTACGCAATGGGGCCATTGCCCGTGACCTGGCTGCGGAGATTCGCACCCGATGGAGTGAATGGTCTGTCAGCCCGGAAGTCACCGGGCAGTTTACCCGTCCGATGCTGGAACGTCTGATGCTTCGTACCTGGCTGCGCGATGGTGAGGTGTTTGCCCAGATGGTTTCCGGGCGCATAAACAGCCTGACGCCTTCTGCCGGTGTTCATTTCTGGCTGGAGGCGCTCGAGCCGGACTTTATTCCCATGACCAGTGATGAGAGCAACAGGCTGAATCAGGGCGTGTTTGTTGATGACTGGGGGCGTCCCGAAAAATATCTGGTGTATAAAAGCCGTCCCGTATCCGGACGGCAGATGGAAACCAAAGAAGTGGATGCAGAGCGAATGCTGCATCTTAAATTTGTTCGCCGTCTGCACCAGATGCGCGGGACGTCTTTATTGTCCGGTGTGCTGATCCGCCTCAGTGCCCTGAAAGAGTATGAAGATTCTGAGCTGACTGCAGCAAGGATCGCCGCTGCTCTGGGGATGTACATCCGGAAAGGCGACGGGCAGAGCTATGAAGCGGATGGTAATGGCAGCAAGGATAAGGAACGCGAGCTTACCATTCAGCCAGGCATTATTTACGATGATCTGAAACCCGGCGAAGAAATCGGAATGGTGAAGTCGGATCGCCCAAATCCTAACCTTGAAACTTTTCGTAATGGTCAGTTGCGTGCTGTGGCGGCGGGCAGTCGTCTGAGTTTTTCCAGTACAGCGCGCAACTATAACGGCACTTACAGCGCCCAGCGTCAGGAGCTGGTTGAATCCACTGATGGCTACCTGATCCTGCAGGACTGGTTTATTGGTGCCGTCACCCGTCCGATGTATCGTGCCTGGCTGAAACAGGCTGTGGCATCCGGTGTTATCAGGCTACCCCGCGATCTTGACCTTTCTTCACTGTATACCGCGGTGTATTCCGGACCGGTGATGCCGTGGATTGACCCTGTTAAGGAGGCTGAGGCCTGGAAAATCCAGATTCGTGGTGGAGCGGCGACAGAATCAGACTGGGTACGTGCTGGTGGTCGTAATCCGGATGATGTCAAACGTCGGCGCAAGGCCGAAATTGATGAAAACCGCAAGCTGGATCTGGTATTTGATACCGATCCGGCCAGTGATAAAGGAGGCAGCAGTGCCGCAACGAAACGACAGGAGCCGCAGCACACCGACGACCAGTCCGAAGAATAATTCCTGGTTCAGGATGCAGGCTGGTCACCAGAGTGACGCGGATATTTATATTTATGACGAGATTGGTTTCTGGGGTGTTACAGCGAAGCAGTTTATCAGTGATCTGAATGCACTGGGCGATATCACCCATATTAATCTCCATATTAATTCACCGGGTGGCGATGTCTTTGAAGGCATCGCCATTTTTAATGCACTGAAAACACATGGTGCGTCCATTACCGTTTATGTCGACGGTGTGGCGGCGTCAATGGCGTCGGTCATTGCGATGGTGGGAAACCCGGTCATTATGCCGGAAAACACCTTCATGATGATTCATAAACCATTTGGCTTTACGGGCGGTGATGCGGAGGACATGCGCACCTATGCCGACCTGCTCGATAAAGTTGAGGCGGTTCTGTTACCCGCTTATGCACAGAAAACCGGGAAAACCACCGATGAAATTGCTGCCATGCTGGCGGATGAGACCTGGATGTCCGGTGCCGAATGTCTGGCACATGGATTTGCTGATCAGGTAACGCCAGCCGTTAAGGCAATGGCATGTATTCAGTCAAAACGTACAGAGGAATTTAAAAAGATGCCGGAATCCATTCGAAACATGATTACTCCGCCACGCAACAGTGCTCCACGCGTACAGGATAATGAACCTGAAGCCTCCCGGACGCCAGTGCAGGCAGCAGCACCCGTGGTGGATGAAAACAGCATCCGTGCGCAGGTACTGGCAGAGCAAAAAGCGCGTGTAAACGGTATTAATGATCTGTTTGCCATGTTTGGCGGGCGTTATCAGACGCTGCAGGCTCAGTGTCTTGCCGATCCTGAATGTTCGCTGGAGCAGGCCCGCGAAAAGCTGTTGAACGAGATGGGGCGCGAGTCCACGCCATCCAATAAAAATACCCCGGCTCATATTTATGCCGGTAACGGTAATTTTGTGGGGGACGGGATCCGCCAGGCGCTGATGGCGCGTGCCGGATTTGAAAAAACCGAACGTGATAATGTCTACAACGGGATGACCCTGCGTGAATATGCCCGTATGTCACTGACTGAACGGGGTATTGGGGTTTCCAGTTATAACCCGATGCAGATGGTCGGTGCGGCGTTCACACACAGTACGTCTGACTTCGGTAATATTCTGCTGGATGTTGCGAACAAAGCCATTCTGCAGGGCTGGGAAGATGCCCCTGAAACCTATGAACAGTGGACGCGGAAAGGTCAGTTGTCTGATTTTAAAATTGCCCATCGTGTGGGTATGGGGGGCTTCAGTGCTCTGCGTCAGGTGCGTGAAGGGGCGGAATATAAATACGTCACCACCGGAGATAAACAGGCCACTATTGCACTGGCGACCTATGGCGAGCTGTTCAGTATCACCCGTCAGGCCATTATCAATGATGATCTGAATATGCTGACCGATGTCCCGATGAAGCTGGGCCGTGCGGCGAAATCCACTATTGCCGATCTGGTTTATGCCATTCTGACGTCTAACCCGAAAATCTCCACAGATAATGTAAGTCTGTTCGATAAAGCGAAACATGCAAACGTACTGGAGAGCGCTGCAATGGACGTGGCATCGCTGGATAAAGCCCGCCAGTTGATGCGCGTTCAGAAAGAGGGGGAGCGTCATTTGAATATTCGTCCTGCGTTCGTACTGGTACCGACGGCGATGGAGTCTGTTGCTAACCAGGTCATTCGCTCCTCAAGTGTCAAGGGGGCTGACATTAACGCCGGTATTATTAACCCGGTGAAAGATTTTGCGACCGTTATTGCAGAGCCTCGTCTTGATGATAACAGCCAGACCACCTTCTACCTGGCTGCGTCAAAAGGCTCCGATACGATTGAAGTGGCTTATCTCAACGGTGTGGATACGCCATATATTGATCAGATGGAGGGCTTCAGTGTGGATGGCGTGACAACGAAAGTGCGTATTGACGCCGGTGTCGCGCCAGTTGATCACCGCGGTCTGGTGAAATGTACGGCGTAAACGTCGCAGACAACAACTCTGATGGCCCGTAAGGGCTTTTTTTGTACCTGAAATCAGCCCCTGAACGGGGCTGTGCGGAGACAGTTATGGCAAAGAATTTTGTAGAAGAAGGAAAAACGGTGGCGATTGTTGCCAGTGCAGCCATCAGCAGCGGAGATCTGGTGCAGGTGGGTGATGTTTTTGCGGTGGCGCTGACCGATATTCCACAGGGTGAAACAGGCGACGGCATGACCGAAGGTGTGTTTATGCTGCCTAAGCTGAAAACGGATGACATGAAAACGGGTAAGAAGGTTTATCTGAAGTCCGGAAAAGTTCAGCTGACTAACAGCGGCTCTGATCCGCTGGTCGGGGTTGTCTGGGCAGATGCCGGAACCAGTGCAGAAGAAGTGCCGGTAAAACTCAATGTCTGATCCCTTTTCCCGGCTGGCAGCGCGTATGGATGCGATCACGGTCAGAAAGATGGGAAAGACAGCCTCGATTAATGATGCCGATATGACTGTGATCCCGGGAGAAACACTGGCAGAGCTGAATGCTCTGTCCGGACCTGCGGTATCTCTGGTGGTGTTTTCTTCGGGATACCGCCCACGGCGCGGGGATCGCGTTGTTTATGACGGACAACAATGGACGGTCACACGGCATGAACGTTTTAACGGTAAGCCAATGATCTTTATTGAGTAAAGAGGTGTGGGATGAAGGGGCTTGAGAATGCCATCCGTAATCTGAACAGCCTTGATACCCGTATGGTGCCACAGGCCAGCGCATGGGCGATAAACCGTGTGGCACAGAAAGCGGTCTCGGTCGCCACCCGGCAGGTTGCCGGGAATACCGTTGCGGGAGATAACCAGGTGAAAGGGATCCCCCTGAAACTGGTACGTCAGCGTGTCCGGGTGTTTAAAGCCAGTCCGTCAGGAAAAATGACGGCCAGGATCCGCGTTAACCGGGGCAATCTGCCCGCTATTAAGCTGGGGACAGCCCGGGTCAGACTGGCCCGGCGTGGTGGAAAACTGCAGT